AAACCTTGTCAAATTCTTCGGCGCCGAAGTATTCGCATCGACCATTTCCTCTTCTATAGGAAATGTGGTCGTGGATGGTAACGGGAATGAGAAGTCTACAAGCCCAGCAAATGTGCGCTTATCGTCAGACCGAGTGGAAGAAGCAACAATCAATTCCTCTCATTATCAAATAGCGGTTGCCCATTTAGAGAGGCGCGGAGTAGCCCCTCTAGCAGCAAAAGCAATGGCATTAGTTTTTCTCGATGTTGCAAAAATACAAAATATGACAGTGATGCAGCTACTAGATAATACAAACGATGTTGATATTAAAATGGTAACGGCTGAAGCATATAAGTATATCAATCAGCTTCGTAACAATACCAGTAGCCTAGCACGCTCTCAACCAACAAATAATTCACAAAGCTTCCGCGCACGATACCTAATACCATGAGCGCAAAGAACACTCTAAAAGGCGAGTTTGTGCCAAAAAACCCTAGCAAGTATACAGGTAAGTACCCTATCATCTATAGGTCATCCTGGGAACTTACAGCAATGAGAAAATTTGATAGTCACCCAGATGTAATAGCATGGGCCAGCGAGAGCATTAAGATACCTTATCGTAATCCTATCACAGGAAAAGGGTCTATGTATGTTCCTGACTTCCTAGTCATATTCGAAGATAAGAACGGGAAGCGCCGCCAAGAGTTAGTAGAAGTGAAGCCTCGTTCTCAGACCATCGTTACGGAAGCAAAGTCAAAGTACGATAAGATCAGTCTTGCGATTAACCTCGCCAAATGGAAAGCAGCAGGGTCGTGGTGTAAGAAGCATGGTTTGGTATTCCGCATCATTAACGAAAATGAGATTTATCGCAGACCATAAACTTAGTAGATAAATACTAGTATGACAAGAAAATTAGAAGAAACCTTTGATTTGAGACCGATTAAGGAAGCCGCTGACACAGAGTCCACAGAAAAAGAAGAGGCTCATCACGAGGATCCAGAAGCCCGGGCGGCAAATATCATCAGTGCCTTATCGACTGCTGAGAAGGTAGACCATTCACTATCGGTGGTGACTGGCATTAGTGATCATGATTCGGAGATGGACGAGATTGCTTCTGAAGCCTTAGCGTCATATCTTGAGCTGAAAGAGCTGGGTGCGGAGCAGAGCGATGCTCACGCCGCAAGGATGATGGAAGTAGCATCTACTATGCTTAAGACGGCGCTGGAAGCCCGTGACGCCAAGGTCACCCGCAAGCTCAAGACCCTCGACCTCCAGCTGAAGCGACTGAAGCTAGAGCAGGATGCGAAGAAGAATCAAAAAGCAGCCGAAGATAGCCCATCGGAAGAAGGAATGGAGTTCGATCGAGACCATCTATTATCGAAACTCCGCGGAATGCTCGACTCTGACAGCGAGTAATAAGCCAACCGATTTCGCCGGTTTAGATAAATACTACAGAAACCAGATTAGAGGAAGCTTCCAATGGAAAAAGGCTTTAATGAGTATTATCTACAAGAATCTGCTAAAGAGTATAAGTATAAACTAAAATTAGCAGCACATGAGGTTACTGACGAGCAGAAGAATAAGCTAGAATCAGCATTGCAGAAATATGATTTGCGATCAATTGCTACTTATAAAGACACTCCTATTCAGCAATCTCCTTTAGACTTTCCGAATGTTAAGAACACAAAGGTGTTCGTGACGGAGATTGTACTAGGGTATCCGGTAACAACAGACATGCTACGCCGCTATCTGTCGGATAAAATCTGTATGGACGAGTGCTGTGTGGTTGTATATTCTGGCAACGACCCGCGCGAAACTTATACGCAGCAATGGCTAGAAAGGAATTCAGAAGAGTATAAAGAAAACTATACGCCGTATCTTGGATCCGACCCCGAAGAGACAGAAGTCCCAGAATATGGCGACGCTTACAATAAAAAATTCTTAGATGAATTAGCGGATGAACGTAAGGAAAGAGAGATTCATACCGTGGAGAATAGTCTTAGTCAAAAGCAGAAATTCGATAGTGAAGGTAAGAGTGAAGAGATGCCAGAAGCACCAACAAGCTACAGCGTTCTAGGCAATAAGAAAAGATAATGAATGATATTCGTAAATGGCGCAAGATAGTAGATGAAGCGGGCCGCGGCAGCGGCTCAAACGAAGATCGTGTGACCGCGGAATATGAAGTTTGCCCGGTGTGCAATGCCAATGATGCGAATTGTGATTATTGCGATGGCGAAGGTCTACTTGATAGAACTGGTGAACATAAGATTTTGAAATTGGATGATGATTCCGATATACAGATGGAAGGGCGTGCGCAATATGCTGAAATAAAGCTAAAGCCAGAAGATCTCTCCGAACCTGGTGATGACGGATTAGTCGAGCGTCCGGAATCTGAAAAAAGCGTTAAGGATTATCTAAAGAAGATTGCTGACCGTTACGGTGTAGACTTTGTTCACGAGTTTGAAGAATACAACAAGCCAAAGAAAGTTAAGGAATCAGATAAGCCATATGCAACAATGGATGACGGCCCTGAAGATTATCTTTATAAGAAAGGTAAGAAACAAAAGTTAGTTGGGTCGAAAGAGTACGACGAAGAAGAGATCGAAGAAAACATCGAAGATGAATTAGAAATGATCTTAAGATTGTCGGGTCTTTTTCGCGATGTCCCTGGCGTAGAAAGCGAAGAAAACGAAGATGGAGAAGAATCAGTCTTCACTAATGCTAGTGACTTCGTAGATGAGATCAGAGGCGAACCACCACAAGATTATGATGACTTTGATAACCCTATGGGCGACGAGTCAATACTTACAGACTCAAAGTTAGATGAATATGCTGGCGAATTAACAAAGGCTTATCGGGATCTCTCATCCCATGAAATGATTCAGACACCAACAAGAGCAATAGCTCGAGGTGCAAACAATTTGAAGAATCGTCTGAAAAGTATAGCATCGGGTAAAGATATAAAGAGAGATACAAAATCAGACAACAAAACCGCTGAGAACAAACTCGATAAGGTAGCCGATAATATTATTGCAGCATACCAGAAAGAGCACGGTCGAAAGCCGAAATTTGGTAAAAAAGAAGAATATATGAAATACGTTCCTAGCTGGGTAGATCAAATATATAATTCTACCAAGTATTACGGACAAAAGAAACCAACCGAAAAAGAACAAGAGAAGTTGGCAGAGATTATTATGAAGAAGGTAAACGGCATGAGCGAAAACATCAACGAAGGTCAATATACAGAAGAAGATTGGATTGCCGCTGCGAACCAAGCTATGGCATATATTGATTCCGAACATGAGTTGGCATACGATGTTGCATCAATGAATGGGCAACAGTTTGAAAATGTAAAACACATGAGCTGGTTTATTGATGAAGTGGCAAAAGAATTGCTGCAACAAGGCCTAGAACATACGCCACCGGAAGGCAGCTTTGAAGATTCTTCCGATTGGGGCAACGAAACCTACGATGAGGATAATGATATGTACGGAGATGAATTCGATTGGGACAGCGTTCTCGAACAAGAAAACAAATGGCGTAAGGCTGAAAATCGCGATGTTGCTGAGGCGGAAATGGAAGAAGATTTCCTAGCCAAGCCAGAAGAGTCACCAGACTATGACGAATATGAAGACGAAGAAACAGAAGAGGGCATCGGCGAAGAAGGCGAAGACGAATCCCGCAGCTATATTCGTTTAAATGACAATGAGCGGGTTTACTATGCCCTTGCTGATCGTTATGGTGCAGAGCTGGACTTTGGTGACAGCAACGATCAGGTCGCCGTCCCAGGCCATCCAGAAGAAGTACAGGAATACCTTGCAGGGATGGGTTTTCAAGCCGGTGCAGACTATGAGCTTGAATCGGCAATGGAAGAAGATCTACAAAATGGCTACAACGATCGCCGCGAGCACGATAAGGACGATTACTTCCCAACAGGTGCAGTAAGTAACACATCTAAGCGCCACGGCCCAGAAGCTGCCAAGCACGGTAACAACCCGATGGCTACTCGCATGAGAACCAATGAAGGTGCTGATGTATATGAGAAGCTAAAGCAGGAGTATCGTAGACATCGCATTAGCGAGTCTTCTTCTGAACCTAAAAAAAAGGCTAAGTCGCCAGCAGCAGTCTTCAGAAAATACATAGTGGGGCCAGGCAGAACGGAGTTAGGTGGTCGCGGATTCTCATTCATGTATTTCGACACCGCCAGCACAAATCTTGAGCAGATTGCACAAAGGGCGAAAGATTTTGCTCAAAAGTATCCGGAACAGGTTGAGGATTTCAAAGTTGTTCGGTCGGGCAGAAATAAAGGTCAAGTGGTGCTAACTCTTCGAGGGGATATTTACGGAGAGGAGACTAGTCGAACACTCAATATTTTGCCGGATGATAAGAACTCTCCATATAAGAAAGGTAGGGGTTGGGTAACATACGGCTGATTTATGTCCATAGAAAACGCCTTTATCAAAAAACCAGGCACACGGCTAAAGTATTCACCTCGAATGCTTCAAGAATTGAAGGCTTGTGCTGACCCGGACACAGGTCCGATGTATTTCATGGAAAACTTCATGATGATTCAGCACTCGACAAAAGGTCGAATGAAGTTCACACCATTCGATTACCAGCGAGAACTGAGTGACGTTTATCATAACTATCGTTATTCTATCGCCATGATTGGTCGCCAGTTAGGTAAGACAACACTGGCAGCAGGCTATCTATTATGGTATGCAATGTTCGTACCTGACTCGACCATTCTTATCGCAGCCCATAAGCGAGAAGGTGCCAACGAAATTATGCAGCGTATTCGTTTCTGTTATGAGGAACTGCCAGACCATATTCGGTCCGCGGTGACAGAATACAACAAGGGTAGCATAGCGTTCAGCAATGGATCTCGTATCCTTGCTCAGGCAACAACACCCAACACCGGTCGTGGTCTGTCTCTATCACTAGTATACCTCGATGAGTTTGCCTTCGTACCACCGAAGATTGCGCGAGAGTTTTGGACATCTATTTCTCCTACATTGTCTACGGGTGGTAAATGTATTATCACTTCTACACCTAACGTGGATGATGACCAGTTCGCAGATATCTGGCATGGTTCACAGAATACAATCGATGACTATGGCAATGACACCGGCATTGGCGTGAACGGTTTCAAAGGATACTATGCAAACTGGGAATCGCATCCAGATCGAGACGAGGCATGGGCAAGAGTGGAGCGTGGCAAGATTGGTATTGAGCGTTTTCAGAGAGAACACGAGTGCAAGTTTATTTCCTTTAGTGAGACACTAATCAATTCTGCCAAGCTCTCAGAATTGAGTGCTCACGGTGTAGATCCTTTGTATAAGACTGGACAGATTAGATGGTATGAAAAAATCCGAGACGGTCGTACCTACGTTGTCTCGCTAGATCCGTCAATGGGCACCGGCGGCGACAACGCAGCTATCGAAGTTCTAGAACTGCCATCAATGAAACAGGTAGCAGAATGGCAACATAATAAGAGCATCATTGAAGAGCAGATAAAAATATTACGAGCAGTATTACTAGAAATTGCAGACAAGGCGCCAAAATCAGAAATTTATTGGACTGTTGAATCAAACACATTAGGAGAAGCAGCCCTGGTTGTAATACGAGATACAGGCGAAGAAAGGTTTCCTGGCGTGTTTATGCATGATCCAAATCGCCATTTAGGTTCTAGAAATAAAAGAAAAGGTTACCTAACAACAAATACCACAAAGCTTGAAGCATGTGCCAAATTAAAGACTCTTATTGAACAAGATAAAATCAGACTTCAAAGCACGAATCTTATTCATGAATTAAAATATTATATTGCAGCTGGTAACACCTATAGAGCCGCAGTAGGAGAAACAGACGATCTCATATCGGCGCTTCTTGTAATTATTCGAATGGTTCAGCACATATCTACATGGGACGACCAACTACATAATCATGTCAATAGTAATGTAGGCGGCATTTTTGAAGAAGATTTCGAGGCGCCGCTGCCTTTAATTATTTAATATTGTGCTGAATTGATAAATACTAAAACAAAAAGGCAAAGGTAAATGGTCAATTACAGCAAAATCGCAGATAAAATTTTTCAGATTGTTAAAGGTTATGATCACCAACCGTTAATGTATAATGATCGTGGCGACGAAATATCTAATCCAGAAGAAGCTCGCAAGTTTTTTATCAAAGACCCAAACTATATGGTAAGTCTAGACGAATCCGAAGACACTATTCGTTTCATTCGCAACAGTAATATTCCATTAGAAGAACTAGAGTCTTTAATGAAACATATAAAACAGTTGGCCCAGTCATATATGCTGAAGACCCATATCAACGTATTTGGTAAAACAATTAGCCCAAGAGAATTTTCATACGAGGTAGAAAAAGTGAGAGGAAGAGAAGAAAACAAATCTGACGTTTTGGAAAGTACAGTCGAAACGATAGAAACCATTATTACCCCGGTAGCAGAAGCATCGTTGTCAAGACTACACGGCAGCAAGAAGACCAGTTATCAGACCTTAGAATCGGTCCGCCTTGTGATTAGACATAGACAGGCTGTGGATGAAGAGCGCCACGGTGCTCGCAGCCGCGCCATTCACTCTATCTTCCTCGAGACAAATGGCGAGCGATTCCGATTCCCTCATAATCATCTGCCTGGGGCGCGAGCAATGGCCCGCCACATTTATGAAGGTGGCGAGATGAGCGACAATATTGGGCAGTACATCGTAAATCAAACAGGTAACTTTATCAAGCTACGAGAATTCTATCGTTACGCACGAAGCAACAAACTGATCAACGAAGGCAGCGAAGATATTGTAAAGGTTGTAAGAGAGAACATCAGCCAAATTAGAGATACTCTTGGCAAACTATCGGGCGCCAAGAGCTACAGTCGTGTAAAAGAAGAAGTAGAAAGTCAGGAAGAATGTGCCGAGGAAGAAAAGTCCGACGACTCTCTGGTCGATATGTTTACGGTTAAGAAGTTCGATGAGAAGATAGGAGAGATTTTGCCACTAGTGAATAAGCTAGTAACAGAGAAGCAGAATTGGAAGGCAAAGATTGAAGAAGCTAGCAAAGAAGTGTTCACAATTTATCGTGAAGAACTTTCCGAAGATGACATCTTTGAGTTTGAGAACCCGATACAGAAATTAGGATATAAGATTAGAAAAATCTCCGAGCGTGTTCAGGAAGAGTCTTCTCTATCGAAGTTCGTTGCCCGTGTTGGTGATAAGCTATCGGAAGGTGAAGAGATTAGTGACTTTGAAAAGACAGTAGTTCGCAATGTGCTAGAGAATCTTGAAGAAGTTGATAAACCAAAGCAAGAAGAAGCAGGATTAGATGTTATCGAGAATATTGTAGAAGGGTATGGCAAGAAGCTTTCGAAATATGATGACAGAGTTTTGTTCGAAGAAGAAACGTATGCAAAGGTTCTAGTAAATGGTAAAGATATTTTCCGTGGCGATTATGTAGGTATCGAAGAGCTTTGTGAATTTTTATCGAAAAAGTTATCGACTAGATATTTCTTATGTGAATACCCAAGCGAAGGAGAAACATTCGGTGTGGAATATTTCGACCTTTATGATTTGCTGGACGAAAATATGTTCGATGGATCAGAAATTAATATCGGAAATCGTAAGGGCAAGCAGATAAATCTAAAGTTTGTATCGGATAAAATATTCGAGAAAAAGATTAAATAAAATAAGCGCAGATAACAACAAAAAAGCTAAATAAGGGTGACAGCAATGTCACCCTTTCTTTTTGAAGGTGAAACAAAGTTGTCTACAGACTTAGTCTAGAATTGACTATTCTGTGCAAGGTGTCTATAATGTGTACATGCGTTATAGAACATTGCAACTCGAATCGAAAGTAATGCAATCGACTAGAGAAACATGGAACGCATTTAGGAAAACAAATAGGAGTTATTAATCATGGCTACATTAGATCAGATCCGAGCAAAGCTCAAGGCGATGGAAAATCGTCAAAATTCACAACAGTTCTCCGGAACATCCATCAACTACCCATTTTGGAAAATCGACGAAGGCAGCTCTGCTGTTGTTCGCTTTCTACCAGATGCTGACGAAGACAATGTCTTCTTCTGGAGGGAGCGACAGGTTATCAATCTGCCCTTCCCAGGCGTAAAGGGTGGTGATGAAACCCGCACGGTGACCGTCCGAGTCCGATGCGTTGAGATGTGGGGTGATTCTTGCCCTATTCTCGCTCAGGTGCGCCCTTGGTGGCAGGACAAGAGTCTCGAAGATGAGGCACGGAAGTATTGGAAGAAGCGTTCCTATCTCTTTCAGGGATTGATCCTCGAAGATCCTCTGAATGAGAAGTACGAAGACCCGAACCCAATTCGTAAGTTGACAATCGGTCCTCAGATTTTCAATCTGGTAAAGGACGCATTGAATGATCCAGACCTAGAATCAAATCCCGTTGACTACGTGAACGGGCTGGATTTCCGTATCAATGTAACAAAGAAGGGACAGTACCGAGATTACAGCACCTCGAAGTGGGCGCGTCGCGAAACGGCCCTAACTGAAGATCAGCTAGCTGACATTGAGAAGCACGGCCTGTTCAATCTCAACGATTGGCTACCTGCACGTCCATCCGAGGAGCATCTTGCCGCAATGGTAGAGATGTTTGAAGCGTCGGTCAACGGCGAGCTATATGACACAGATAGTTGGGG